AAAGTTTGATGATCTTGGCGCAGCAATGGAAGGTGAAAGAGCAAATTTCTTCAAGTTGGGCTTTACACAAGAAACCATGAACGAAGCCATGATGGATTTTGTAAGACTACAAACCATCAGTGGTACAGCGCAGAACAAAAATATCACTCAGTTGGCTGCCAGTACTAAAAACTATCTCTACGAACAAGATGCTTTGACCAAATTAACTGGGCTTACTCGCAAGGAACAAACTGCCGTACGAGAAGCAGCAATGAACGAACAACGATTCCGTGCCACGATAGATAAGATGAACGAAAGCGGAGACCCTGAACAGATCAAAGCAGTCGAGGAAATTCATAGAACCAATGCAATTTTGTCTAAACTCAGTCCAGAATTACAACAGGCTTTTAAAGATACGCTATCGGGCGCAATCACCAGCGAAGCAGGACAAAAAGGTGTGACAAGTACCCAGGGAGTGATACTGCAAGTCACTCAAGATTTGAAGGCTGGACTATTAACCGCAGAAGAGGCCACTGAAAAACTGTCCCGAGCGGCTGCGAATTATGGCGATGCAATGAATACATCTGCGCAGTTGGGTATACAAGATAACAGCGGAATTAAATATGTTGAAACGCAGGCTCTTAAACAATATGCAAACAGCAACCCGGTAGCAAGGAAGAAACAGTTAGAACAAGGTCAAAAAGACACGGTGGGCGGTCCAGGTGCTACACCTGGTTCAGGAGATGAGAATTTACAAAAATATGCAGAATTGTTACGTCAGCAACAACAGGGCATGACAAATTTGCAGCAGGCCATATTCAAAGGATTTGATGTTGGACCAATACAAATAGGACTTGGTGCTGCTCTGAAAGATTTTGAAAAAAATGTGCAGAAAGCAGTTCTTGATGCTATCAATGATTATTTTGCAGCATTTGGAAAAAATCCAGCTGCGCCCAAGCCCCCGATTGGTGCTAAAGAGCAACAGGTCAGTGAAACAGATCCTGCTGTAGAGAAAGCACGAGCGGAATCTAGTAAAGCAACGGAAGAGCTTAGACTTATTAAAGCTCAAATAGCCACGGCCCAAGCAGAACTTAACAAAATGACCAATGGGTCGGAAGAACAGCGCGCCGCAGCGCAAAAGATTCATGAAGCCAACAAACTTCAAAAAGCAGCAGAAGAAAAAAGCAAAGCCGCTGACGAAGCTGTTCACGCTGCCGAAGCTAAAAGTAAAGCAGACGCTAAAAGTAAACCCGTAGTAGTTACACCACCACCAGTGGTAGTTACACCACCACCACCTGTAGGCGAAACCGATGCAGAAAAACAAGCTAGAATAAAGAATGAATCGGAGGCTAAAGCTGCTGAAGCAGCCGCAAAAAAAGCGGCCGACGAAGCAGCCGCCAGGAAAACAGCGGACGAAGCAGCAGCCAAAGACAAATCCAAGGCAAAAGAAACAGCAAATATCACAGTATTAGATAACGGTGCTCGAGTGCTGGACGATGTGCTTGAACTGGTCAAACAAGGTGTTCCAGTGATCAGCAATGTGCGAACCCAGAAAGAGCAAGAAGCACTGGTAGATCACACAGACGAAAAAGGCAACAGGTTTACTAAAGAGAATCTTCCTGTTGCTGAAAACAGCAAACATCTAACTGGCGACGCTCTTGATGTCAGAGTAAAGGACATGACCAAGGATCTCGAAAAGATTCTTAAAGATAACGGGTGGATGCGGCCATTGCCAAAATCTGATCCTGGACACTGGCAACGTGTGCCCAAGGCCAAAGAAAAGAAAGCCAGCGAAGTTGTGCCCAACGATGTTGATCTTGCCTCAGCATTGTCCCAAGCATTTGATATGTCAGATGCCACAGCAGGCTTGACCATCAATTCAGATGTGGCCACACTCAACAGCAAAGGCATGAATGTTAGTCTTGACAACTCTGCTGATGTGGCCAAGATGCTGGCAACTATGTCTCCGGACCTGGCAGAAGGATTACGTACATTGTCTCAGACCGATCAATCAGCTGCCAAAGCAAGTTTTGAAAGCAGCATGGGCGATGTTAAATCTGCCTTGGCCGAGCAAAAAGCTACCAATGTGGCCTTGCTGGATGCCATGCAAGAGTTGATACGCATACAGAAAAACAGCGTGGACGTGCAGCAAAAGATATACAACGTAACCGCATAACACGGTAAATAACTGATCATGGCAGAAAAAACACCACAAGGCTCTTGGAAAAAGTATTTCAAAGTGGCCGACACTTCCGGACAACTCAGCCCTATATCGGGTCGCAATCAATTTGGTCTAGACAACTACGGCAAAAACGACGGCACCGGTGCTCAAGCAGACTTTGTGTTTCGTAACTATGCCAGTCGTTTGCCCGAAGTGTATAGTGGCCATCCCAATCGAATTGAACGCTACAATCAGTACGAAAACATGGACATGGACTCAGAAGTCAATGCCTGTTTGGACATTATTGCAGAGTTCAGCACACAGCCTAACAAGCAGAACGGCACACCGTTTGAAGTGGATTTCAAGGAAAAACCCACTGATCACGAGATCAGCATCATCAAGAAGCAGCTACAGCAATGGGTCAAGCTGAACAAGCTGGATCAACGCATCTTCAAACTGTTCCGCAACACCATCAAGTACGGTGATCAAGTGTTTGTGCGTGATCCAGAAACATTTGAGATGATGTGGGTGGACATGAGCAAACTGGCTCGTGTGATCGTGAATGAAAGCGAAGGCAAGCGTCCGGAACAGTATGTGATCCGTGACATCAACCCCAACTTCCAGAACATGAGCGTGGCAGCCAAGACCACCACAGACTACATGACCAATCCTGTGACCGGCAGTGTGGCCGGAGCATCCAACTACACCATGCCCAATGGCGGCACCGGCGGTGGAGTGGGCAACAGCAGATTCATGCAGGCCATGAACGAAGTTTGTATTGATGCCAAGCATGTGGTGCATATGAGTTTGAATGAAGGCCTGGATGTGTTTTGGCCTTTTGGACGCAGCATCTTGGAACAGATCTACATGGTGTTCAAGCAAAAACAACTGCTGGAAGATTCCATACTGATTTACCGTGTGCAACGAGCTCCAGAACGACGAATCTTCAAGATCGACGTGGGCAACATGCCCAGCCACCTGGCCATGGCGTTTGTGGAACGGGTCAAAAACGAAATGCATCAGCGACGTATTCCTACCATAACAGGTGGCGGAACCAACATGATGGATGCCAGCTACAACCCACTGAGTGTGGGCGAAGATTACTTTTTCCCAGTCACAGCAGACGGCCGTGGCAGCAGTATTGACACTTTAGCCGGTGGTCAGAACCTGGGCGAAATTGACGATTTGAAGTATTTCAACAACAAAATGGCCCGCGGTCTGCGTGTGCCCAGCAGCTATTTGCCCACTGGACCAGACGACAGCGGCGCCACAATGAACGACGGAAAAGTGGGCACAGCTCTAATACAAGAGTACAGATTCAATCAGTATTGCGAACGACTGCAAGCACTTATTGTGCAGAAATTGGATGATGAATTCAAGATGTTCATGAAATGGCGCGGATTCAACATAGACTCCAGCCTGTTCAGTCTCAGATTTAATCCGCCGCAGAACTTTGCCAGCTACCGTCAGAGTGAACTGGACAACACACGTATCACATCATTCCAAAGCCTAGAGCCGTTGCCTTACATGAGCAAGAGATTCTTGCTGGAGCGTTTCTTGGGCTTGACCGAAGAAGAGATCCAGGAAAACGAAGAGATGTGGCGCGAAGAAAACGATACCATAGAAGAAAAAGCAGCCAGCGGGCAAGACTTGCGTAGTGTGGGTATCAATCCAGCAGGAATGGAAGCAGACATTGAAACAGGACAAGACATTGCAGGAATGGCACCGGCCGCACCTGGCACCCCTGGTGCAACTCCTGGAGCACCAATGCCGGCCAATCCGGCCGGTGCAGCACCGGGCAGCGCACCTGCTGCTCCTGCATAAATACCAGTATGATACTACACGAGTTTTTTCAAAAAAATCCTGAGGCATATCAGGATCTCAAGCAGGACAACAGCCAGCCTGAACTGGGCGACCTGCGAAAGACTCATTTGACCCTGAGACAGTTGAACAAACTACGCCGCATGAATGACGTGCGTACAGTTGAGTACAAAGACAAATTGAAATTGGTGCGTCAGCAGTATGCACCAGCACCCGCAGCCCCACCGGGCTTGTGATAGCCAGACGATTGCAGTTCCTGCAATTTATCGTCATTTTCTGCCCTTAAACACTATAGATTTCTCTTGCTGTGTAAATAACAGCACACTTTACCTATAGGAGTTTTCTTATGAACAGATTTGAACAATTGATTGAATATGTGATCAATGACGAAGAGCACAAGGCTCAAGAACTTTTTCATGACATCATCGTGGAAAAAAGCCGCCAGATTTATGAAAGCATGATGGAGGCCGATGAAGAGGAAATCGAAGAAAGTCTAATGGACGAAGTCGATTCCGAAGAAGAGTCCGACATGAACATGGAAGCTGAAGGCGACGACGAAGACGACGGTGACAAAATGGGCGGCGATGCTGCTAATAAATTCATTGGCGATGTTGAAGCTGGTGACGGTGACATGGGCGGAATGGATGACATGGGCGACGGCGATGAACCAGCTACCAAAGACGACATCATGAATCTTGAAGACAAGCTGGACCAATTGATGGCTGAATTTGAAGACATCATGGATGGTATGGGCGGTATGGGCGACGGCGATGGTTTTGGTCCTGAAGAAGGCGGCGACGCTATTGAAATGGACGACACCGGCGAAATGCCACCGGGCATGATGGAAGCTGTCACACTCAAAGCAGCCCCAAAACCAGTGACTTCTGAAGAAGGCAGCGTGAACAAGCGGTCTACTGTGGCAGCAAATGCAGGCGCAAAAGGTCCAATTGGCAACAGTGTAAAACCTGTGCATGCCGGTGGCGAAATGGGCGGAAATCACGATACCGCTGCTTACAGAAACACAACCAAAGACATGATCGGCCGTGTGGGTAATACACCAGCACAAGGCACACAAAACCTCAAGCCAGCTAACAAGCCGCACTTGGGTCAAGCCTCAGGTGTCAACACCCGAAGCCCAGTTGCACGTGGATAATTGATGAAATACCTAAGAGAACAATTGACTTTTACACAGGCCAACATCCAGGTTCTTGAAGAATCTGGACCAGATGGCACTGGTAAGCATCTGTACCTCAAAGGTATTTGTATCGAAGGCGACAAACGCAACGCCAACGACAGAATATATCCATTGCATGAAATCAACAAAGCAGTTACTACCATCAACACTCAAATACGTGAAGGCAATTCAGTATTAGGTGAAGTGGATCATCCAGAAGATCTCAAGATCAATCTGGACCGAGTTTGCCACAGCGTTGAAGGCATGTGGATGGACGGAACTGCTGGTTGTGGAAAATTAAAAATCCTTCCAACACCAATGGGAGAATTGATCAAGACATTACTAACATCCGGAGTGAAACTGGGAGTTTCCAGCCGTGGTAGTGGCAATGTTGATGACAGAACAGGACATGTAAGTGACTTTGAAATAGTCACTATAGATGTGGTTGCCCAACCCAGTGCTCCAAATGCATATCCCAAAGCTATCTATGAAAGTCTCATGAACATGAAGTACGGACATAGATTGCTAGAGGTAGCACGTGAAGCTGGGCAAGACAACAAAGTGCAGAGGTATTTGAAAAGCGAAGTTGTAAAGCTGATCAAAGAACTCAAAATCTAAGGAGAATCTACTAATGTTAGATGCAATC